CAGATTACTACACTCACTTACTCAAGATGGAAAAAGAACTAAAAGCAAAGCACAAGAAAAAATCTTTCAAGCAGATGAGAGAAGATTTCAAATCTCGTTTGAGTGAGAGTCATATTGCTATCGCTATGGGAAAGGAGATGGATGATGAAGGTAATATGGTTTTAAGTCAATTAGACCAACTCGAAATGCATTGTAAAAGATTGAGAGAGGTTGTCAAATCTCCAACTATGCAAGTTCCTGCTTGGGTACAATCTAAGGTAACTTTAGCAACTGACTATATGGATGCAGCGGCAAACTATATGTCAAGTAAGAATGAAGAAGTAGTTTACGAAGAGAAGGAGAAAGAAGAAAAAAAGTTTTGTAAACTATGCCAAAAACCAGAGACACAGAAGGAATGTTCTTACGGACCCAAGGCATGGGAAAGATTCTCAGTACCAATTCCTTCAGTAAAAAAATAATATTCTACACTTAACACATCTTAAGTAACATATGTAACAGAATGAACATTGTATAATAAATAATATACTGTTCATTTTTTTACTTATGGATACCAAAACTTGTCCCAAGTGCCAAGCAACTTGGATAGATGGTCAACATTACTGGACAGGAACAAATAAGAAAGGTAATGAGACCGAATTAGCTTCACTTGTGTGCGACAAGTTTGGAGATGATACATGCATCAATCCATGTAAAGGAACAACCGATGGTAAAGGTTGGGAAAATAGGTTAAATAATATGGATGCTATTGATAAAGATATACAAAGGAGTTTGAATGAGTAGTAGTGATCAAATATATTTGGGCAACCCGCTTCTAAAAAAAGCGAATGTCCCACATGACTGGACTAAAGAAGAAATTCAAGAATATTTGAGATGTAAAGACGACCCAGTTTATTTCGCAGTAAACTATGTAAAGATTGTTTCTGTTGATGAGGGTCTTGTACCATTTAAAATGTATGACTTTCAAAAAGATTTAGTTCGTAAGTTTCACGAAAACAGATTTAATATTGCAAAGCTACCAAGACAGACAGGAAAATCGACGACTGTGGTTTCCTATCTGCTTCACTATGCTTTGTTCAATGATAGCGCCAATATTGGTATTCTGGCAAACAAGGCATCAACTGCCAGAGACCTATTGGGAAGATTGCAAACAGCATACGAGAATCTTCCTAAGTGGTTACAGCAAGGGGTGATTGCGTGGAACAAAGGATCGATGGAACTGGAGAATGGTTCCAAGATTCTTGCTGCTTCTACGTCAGCATCTGCTGTGCGAGGAATGTCATTTAACATTATTTTCTTGGACGAATTTGCGTTCGTTCCAAACCATATTGCTGATGATTTCTTCTCGTCTGTATATCCTACTATTTCTTCTGGTCAAAGAACCAAAGTTATTATCATTTCCACCCCCTATGGTATGAACCACTTCTATAAGTTGTGGGTGGATGCACAGAATAAAAGAAATAATTATATTTGGTCTGAAGTTCACTGGTCCGAAGTTCCTGGTCGTGATGCGAAGTGGAAAGAAGAAACGATCAAGAATACTTCTGAGCGCCAGTTCACGCAGGAATTTGAATGCGAATTCTTGGGATCTGTTGATACATTAATTTCTGCGTCAAAACTTAGAGCACTTGTATTCGATACACCAATCAGTTCAAATAAAGGATTAGATGTTTACGAAAAACCAAACGAAAAATCAGAATATATTATCACTGCAGACGTTAGCCGAGGGATCGGTGGCGATTATTCTGCTTTTATTGTTTTTGATATTACAACTGTTCCGTACAAAATAGTTGCTAAGTATCGAAACAACGAAATTAAACCGATGCTTTTCCCCAACGTAATTAACGACGTTGCCAGGGCATATAACAATGCTTATGTTCTTTGTGAAGTCAATGATGTGGGAGACCAAGTAGCATCGATTCTTAACTATGATCTTGAGTATCCAAATGTTCTTATGTGTTCAATGCGTGGTCGTGCTGGACAAATTGTTGGACAAGGATTCTCTGGAAACAAAACTCAACTTGGTGTCAAGATGAGTATCACTGTTAAAAAGATTGGTTGCGCCAACTTAAAACAAATTATTGAAGACGATAAGTTATTGTTTAGAGATTACGAAATTATATCTGAGCTTACCACATTTATTCAGAAAAAGCAATCTTTTGAAGCAGACGAAGGTTATCATGATGACCTTGTTATGTGCTTGGTTATTTTTGCTTGGTTGGCAGTTCAAGATTACTTCAAAGAAATGACGGACAATGATGTTCGCCAAAGAATCTATGAAGAGCAAAAAAATCAAATCGAACAAGATATGTCTCCATTCGGATTCATAGTAACTGGTCTTGAAGGAGATGAAGGTTTCGTAGAAAGTGGATCACTGTGGGAATATGGCGAAACACAAGAAGACGTTTCTTATATGTGGAACTATTAATGGATATACAAGATCAATTTTCTTTAGGTCATCTTCTTTTCAAAGAGAGAAAATGTAAATCCTGTGGGAAGGTGAAAGATTTACTATCGGATTTTTATTTGACTCGAAAAGATAGAGCATCTGCTTTATCAGCATATTCTTATGAATGCAAAGAATGTACAATTAAGAGAGTTGTTATAAGTAGAATGACCAATAAAATTTTTGATAGATGGGAATATCCTGACTGGTAATTGTTCATGCACTGTTTCCCCACTTGAAAGATACAAAATCATAAATAATTTTAGATTAAAAATGAAATTTTTAAGAGGAGAAAAAAATGGCAAATCAGGTATCGCCTGGAATTGTTCTCAAAGAGCGTGACCTATCTAATGCTGTTGTTGTTGGAGCGCAGCAAATTACTGCTGCATATGCTTCAAGTTTTCGTCAAGGACCAGTTGGAAAAATCGTAAATATCAATTCCCAAAGAGAATTAATCAACGTTTTCGGAACACCAGCAGAAGCAAATGCAGAAGATTGGTTTGTTGCTTCCGAATTTTTAAGCTACGGCGGAAGATTATCAGTTGTTCGTGCCGAATCTGGTGTTTTAAATGCTACTTCAGGAGTAGGAACTTTAATTAAAAGTGTAGATGATTGGGATGCGGGCACTGGCAATTCACTCAAGTATGCCGCAAGAAGTGCAGGTAAGTGGGCAAATAATTTGAAAGTTGTTGTTGTTGATCGTGGCGCTGATCAATACGTCACTTTCTCACAAACCCCAGCTGGAATATCAGCAGGTGATACGTTAACCTTCACTGGTGGACAAACCGCTTTAGTTTATTCCTGGAATCCTTCACTAAAAAAAGCTGCACTAATTCTAGATAATCCATCAGATAGAATTACAGTTTCTGATACTTTAGATACTCCAGATCTAGGAGTTGTATCAGCAACTTCTAATCTATCTGGTGGTACTGGTTATAATGCTGCAAACGGAGTAGCAACAACAGGTGGCGGCGGAACTGGTTTAACAGTTAATACATCAGTTAATGTCGGTGCAGCAAATGGCATTACTTTAGTTGCTCCTGGTTCAACTTACACAACTGCTACAGGAGTAGCAACTACAGGAGGATCAGGAACTGGTCTTACTGTTGATATTACAGTTTCTGGTGGTCAAGTAACTGCAGTTCAAGTTAATAATCCAGGATCTGGATACACTGTTGGAAATACCATCACGATTTCAACTGGCGGTGCAAATGCTACATTTACTATCAACACAGTAACTGGAGCAGTTTCTGGTATTACCATAGCAAGTGGTGGTTCTGGTTACGAAGTAAATGATGTTATCACAATTTCGGGTGGCGCAACTCCAGCTACATTTAAAGTTGCTTCCGTAGTTAACGGCACAATTAACGTAGTAGAAGTTCTAGATTGGTATACCAATACAGATATTGCTGGAACTGGATTAAAACTTTCTGCAATTGGTCCTCGTCCAGGAACTTCGGAATTTGCAGCAAACAAAGGAATTTCATATGATGAAGTTCATGTTGCCGTAATCGATGTAACTGGTGACTTCAGCGGTTCTGCTAATACGGTTCTTGAAAGATTAACTTATCTCTCGAAGTTACGCGATGCAAGAAGCACCGAAGGTGCAGCAACTTACTACAAAGATGTAATCAATTTACAATCATCATACATTTTCAATGGCGCATCTCCAACCGCGAGTGCAAATCCAGCAACTAATGTAGTTGGTGATCTATGGGGTCAAGAATCAATAAACATGTCTTCTGGGGATAAGTTCCTGCTAGTAGGTTCAGAAGAAGTTACACTATCTGGTGGCGTTGATGACTATCAATACACAAATTCTGAAATTGCAGATGCTTATGATCTATTCTTAGATACAGAAGAAACAACAGTTGATTTTGTGTTAATGGGTGGTTCAATGGCAACCGAAACTGACACTAAGGCAAAGGCACAAAAGGTTGTAAGTATTGCAGCTTCAAGAAAAGATTGTGTTGCTTTCGTATCACCACACAAAGCAAATCAAGTTGGATCAAACGGAGTTCTATCACAAACTCTTCAAAGAGAAAATACCATTAATTTCTTCAATGGTATTACTTCGACATCATATGCTGTATTTGATAGCGGTTATAAGTATTTCTATGATCGTTTCAACGATAAGTATCGTTACATCGCATGTAACGGAGACGTTGCTGGATTATGTGTTTCCACATCAGCAACTCTAGATGATTGGTTCTCACCTGCTGGTTTAAATCGTGGAGCAATTAGAAATGCTATTAAACTAGCATACAATCCAAAGAAAGGTGATAGAGATGAACTCTATCAAAATAGAATTAATCCTATTGTATCTTTCCCTGGATCTGGCGTAACTTTATTTGGAGATAAAACTGCTCTTGCTTCTCCTAGTGCATTCGACAGAATTAACGTTCGTCGTTTATTCTTAAATCTAGAGAAGAGAGTAGGAAACCTCGCTAAGCAAGTTCTATTTGAACAGAATGATGATACAACAAGAGCATCTTTTGCTAGTGCTGTAAATTCATATCTTTCTGAGGTACAGGCAAGAAGAGGAATCACCGATTTCCTCGTGGTTTGCGACGAGTCAAATAACACTCCTGACGTAATTGATCGCAATGAATTTGTTGCTGAACTATACATCAAACCAACTCGTTCTATTAACTTTATCACAATAACATTCACGGCAACGAAGACAGGAGTTTCGTTCGCTGAAGTAATCGGTCGATAGTTCTTTTCATAAACAAATCACGAGGTAACAAAAAATGGCAATTTCAAGCAATCTAAATGATTTCTTAACGAAAATGGGTGAAGGCGTAAA